AATAGATGGACGTTCAAAATAAAAAATATACGTGAATGAGTAGAAAAAACATGTGAGGGCAAAGTATTAAACTTATTCGCTGGAATAACTAAATTAAATTTAGATGAAACAAGAAATGATTTGGACGAAACATCTTTGGCGGAATATCACAAAGATGCTTTGGCATTCGTTAAAGAATGGGATGGGGAAAAATTCGATACAATATTACTTGACCCACCATATAGTTATCGCAAAAGCATGGAAATGTACAAAGGTATAAAAGCAAGTCCATTTCGCCAACTTAAAGATGAAATACCACGAATATTAAAGAAAAATGGTATCGTTATAACGTTTGGCTATCACTCAAATACTATGGGCAAAATACGTGAATTCCAAGTTGAAAGAATTGGTTTATTTTCGCATGGTGGGGCAATACATGACACAATAGCATCTGTTGAAAGATTTGGACTAAATAAGGAGAAATAATGGTTACAAAATTAAAAACAAACTGAAGTAAAGTAAAAACAATATATCATGTAGCAGATATACACGTGAGATTATATCAAAGGCAAGCAGAATATGAACAGGTATTCAATAACTTATATGAAGAGATAAAAAAAGATACAGACAAAGCAATCGTATTTCTTGCGGGAGATATAGTACATTCTAAAACACAATTATCGCCAGAATTACTTCGAATGTGTTCCAACTTTATTAGAAACTTATCAGAAATATTACCAACAATTATTATACCAGGAAATCATGATTTGAACTTATCAAACGAAAGTAGATTAGATTCTTTAACTCCCATTATAGAAGCACTTAATAGTGATAATATATTCTACTTGAAAGATTCTGGGATATATAAGTTTGCGAATGTTAATTTTTATCATAGTTCGGTTGTTGATAAATATAAATTTGATAAAAGTGAATTGTTGGATGACGGTGCAAACGTTGGGTGCTTTCATGGGCCGGTGCAGGGGTGCAGAAATTATTTAGGTACAGAGTTTAAGAGTGATAATTTTAATTATGGGTATTTTAGCCAATTTGATTTTACATTGTTAGGCGATATACATTTACCAAATCAGTCAGTCGGCGGAGAAGATTGCCGTTTTTGTGGTTCGTTGTGCCAACAAAATCATGGCGAGGCGCCAACCGAAGAGCATGGGATGATTAAGTGGGATGTTGAAAATTGTGTGAGTGAATTTGTTCCAATACATAATGATTATGGTTATGTAACATTTAGAGTTGAAGATGGCGAAATTATTGAAGAACCAAAAAATGTACCAAACAAAGCAAGAGTTAGAATTTTTACAAAAGATACTTTGCTTGCAGATACAAAAGACATCGTTACAGACTTAAACAAAAAATATAATGTTATTGCATTGTCAGTTATACCACAGAACACAGGCTCAACAATAAGCGAGTTAGGCACCGTAAATGTCAGAGATGTTAGTAGTGTTGATAATCAAGAAAAATTGTTAAGAGTATGGTTGAAGAGCAATATCGACGATATTACTGAAAAGCAAATAACTGAAATTATTGATATTAATAAGAAATTAAATTCTGAATTACCCGAAAAGGAAACTCTAACTGGTATTGAATGGGATTTGAAATACTTATCATTCTCAAATATGTTTTCTTATGGTGAGGGTAACTATTTTGATTTTGAAAGCCTTAAGGGTTCAGTTGGATTGTTCGCAAAAAACCATGCAGGAAAATCCGCTCTACAAGATTGTTTATTATTCAGTATGTTTGATAAATGTTCGAGAGCAAGTCGTGGCGTTGACATTCTAAACGTTGCTAAAGATGTATTCGAAAGCAAGTTGTGTTTCAGTCATGATGGTAAGGATTACTTTATTGAAAGAACTGGCAAAAGACAAAAGAAAAGAACAAATGTTAAAATAGATGTTGAGTTTTATACAATCGATGAAAATGGCAACAAAGATGATTTATCTGGCGTAGATAGAAAAGATACATACAAGAATATTAAAAAGTATTTAGGCGAATATGATATGTTTGTAAATACATTAATGTCATTACAAGGTAATACTTCTGGATTTGTATATCAAAAACAAGCAGAGAGAAAAGCATTCCTGGCAGATCTATTGGGTATTGCTATTTTTGAAAACTTACGCTCGTTAGCAAGTAATAAAATTAAAGAATCGGAAATCTTATTAAAAGAATTTAAGAAAACCAATTTTGAGAGCATCTTGGCTGATACCGAGGTACAAATGGAGATTGATCGCAAAAGTGCTTTAGAAGTGCGTAGATTGCTCTCTAAAGTAAAAAGAAACATTAAGGAACTCAATGCTGAGATACTTACTAACACAAAACTATTAAAAGAAGTTCCAAAGGAAAAATTAGATAAGAGGCAATTGCTACTTGATAAAGAAGCTTGCAAACAAAAAGCAATTATGAATTTGTCAAGTAAGAAGAGGCTAATACTTGACAAAGCAATGCTTGTAAAACAACTAAAGCAACTTAACGAACTTGCCGAAAAGGCAAAAGGCATACCGGATAAATATGTTGAATTTACTAAAACTCAAACAGAACAACGTAATACTTTTAGAATATGGGAACGTGATAGCTTTGACGTTAAAGCAATCCAAACCGCATCAGATAAATTGTTACAACTTGAATACGACGAAGATTGCACTTTTTGTATGAACAATATATTTGTTAAAGACGCAATCACAGCAAAAGATAAGTTGGAGACAAAGAAGAGTGCTTTGAAAATATTAAAAAATACAGTTGATAGTTTGGACAAAAAACTTCTTAAATATGGCGAGATAGAAAAGAAGAACAAACAATACACACAATTGATTAATAAAGTAAGTGATTTGAAATTAGCAATGGGTAAAATGGAAACTTCTTTATTGCAGAATGATTTGAGTGCTACGAACAACAAGAATGATTCATTAAAGATAGATGAAAAGATTACTTTATATGAAAAAGTAAAAGATTATATTGCTTTCAATAAAACCGTTGAAGAAATGATTGCACTTAAGCAAAAGGAATTAACGAAACAAGAGAATTTACAAGCAGAACGTGAAGTCTCATTGGCAAAACTTGACAAAGCAATTGCCGTAGGTAATGAGAGAATTGTTAATTACAGGAAATCAATGGAAGATATGCAATCGATTGAAACACAATTAATCGTTTATAGATATTATTTGAAGGCAGTACATAAGAATGGAATTCCACGCTTATTAATTCAAGATGCAATTCCAATGATTGAGATGAGAATTAACGACATTCTAAAATTGATTACAGATTTTAGTGTTAAGTTTGATATGGATGATTCGTCAATTATAGCAAGTATTTATTATGATATTGAAAACTTCTGGCCAATTGAATTAACTTCAGGGTTCGAAAAGTTTGTTATTAGTTTGGCAATTAGAATAGCATTAACTCAAATTTCTAATTTATCACGTAGTAACTTTATGATTATTGATGAAGGCTGGGGCAATTTTGACGCTGAGAATTTAGGCAATGTTGGTAAAATATTTGAATATCTCGAAAATAACTTTAAGTTTGTCCTTGTTGTTTCGCATATTGATGCTCTAAAAGATGCTGTAAATGATATGGTTGAGATTGAAGTAAATGATGGCGAAAGTCTTATAAATAATGCAGTTACATAATTTGATGTCTTGGATAGTGATGTTGTAAATATTACAAATGATGTTGTAAATATTACAAATGATGTTGTAAAATAAAAAGAGCCAATAAATTAATATTGGCTCTTTTCTTTAATGTATTGTTTTTTTTAATCTTTTGTACTCTTCGATTACTCGTTCCTGTTCGGCAATAAGTAAATCAAACCATTCTTCCTCGGCTTGAGCTTCAGTTGTTTTGACTCCGGCAATTGCTCTTATAGCTGTAATCGCCTTCATTCCAAGAATATCAGTTGATGTAATGTCAACCATAATTTATCCTCTTGCTACATCTATTTGCAGTTCGCTGTAATTTTCAAGTATCCAATCTGGGACATCATTGCCTTGTAAAAAATCTTCAAGCCAGCCAAAAATAAAATGACAATTTCCATCTTTTGTATTAAATTTTTTGACATCGTTTACATTACACCCTATCTTACGTGCCCAATGGTCAAACGAAACGCCATACATATATGGATTTGCTTGATTGCCGATAATCTCACAATAATATTCTAACATATTTTCCATAGAAAGATTTTCAGTGTAAGAATGGTTCTCGTCTGTAATTGTTATAAGTATTTTCATTTGTTCTCCTATTTGTCTGATAAATATATTTTTTCTATCTTGAACTTTTTCTTGTTCTTGCTAAGTATAAATAGTTTATATTTGACAATTACTAAAGTTTCTTTAAAGCCTCTTGCGAGGTCAATTGAGTGGGCAGTACCTTTACTTTTTCCATCCCAAAATGCAATGCCAATATCTGAATTTACCATTATTTTATGATTACGAATATATCCTGCTGACCTTCCGTGCTTGTTCCAATCAGGTAAGAATATTTCTTTTTCAATTTCATGTTCATCAGCATACTCTTCGCCTAATGAGTCGGCGCCTTTAGCACCACCTGAAACTATTTTAGTTATATCTGAGAACATATCTTTTTTTAATAATTTGTTAAGCACTTTATTAAAGAGTTGTTTGTCTGTAAAATCTCTACCGCCTATTATTGCCAGTTTCATTATTAAAACCCCCTTCTATTCGTGATGTTATATTCTGAGCGTATTCTGCCAAATAACCATTACTAAATCTCACCTCGTCAGTTTTATTCAATCCTGTCTTTTCAATTTCTTGCACAATGGCCTCAACTTCGCCACATGGAAGATGGTCTCTCATTAAAAGATACACAAACATATCTATTTTATTTTCTATTTTTACTTTTGGCGAACCTTTTACCATTTTTCGCTCCTTTTTACTTTCTGTATTTTGCAGGTTCGTAAATTGTTATTTCCCTATCAGAGAATACATTTTTAATAATTTTTGAAACAATTTTTCAATCACCGCCAGCGAGACCACAACCAATTTTCGGCATACCAATTGTTCCTTCTGGAAAATCTTTATTTACTTTTGTTAGTGCTTTTTCCAATGCTTCGTACGCAGTACGTCTTTTATCGATGCCACAACCAAATTGCCCGTAAGCATTTATAACCGTAACTGGTTTGTCTTTGTGAAGTGACAGCCCTGCCCAAGATGTGTAAGTTCCTAATTTTTCTGGGTCTGCAAATTCAGTATTCAAATCTGCTTGATAGGCTTTGGGATAATGCATTTTCATTGGAATCACAATTCCCGCACCTCAGTTTCTAAAACAATTACATTGATGAATTATAATGTCATCATGCCCGTCAAATAAATCTTTGTCAATAACTTTTATCATTTTTTTTCTCCTTGTATAGTGTAAGTATCATTTTTATTATACATGTTTTTTACTCTTTTCAACTTTTAATTTAATGCCAGTACTATTCCCAGTACATTCGGTTATTATAAGATTTTCTAATACCAACTTCATTGTCTTGTCTTTTTTTTTGGCATATATTTTTAATATTGCGTGTGCTTCTGGTGAAATCTTTACCATTTTAAACCCAGTTTTTCAATTTGAATAATCATATTCTGTCTCAACAAAATTTCCATCAACTTTTAATTTATAATTAATTTCTGGTGAGAACGTGTCAATATAATCTTGCAAAAATCTTTTCATTGTTCTGCCTTTTTTTTTGGCATATATTTTTAATGCGTTGTGGTGCATTTTTGATAATTTAACAATAGTAAAATTTTTTGGGTTTATTGTATTTATATTTTTTTTATTACTTATGCCTCCAATAATTGCATTATATGTATCATTTCTATTAATAAATTTTTCATTAACTATTTTTCTTTCATATTTATATGCTTCATTTTCCGTATTAAATGTTTTATCTATTTCAAACTTAAAATTTTTTTTACCATATTTTTTTATTTCGTATTGTAGTGCCATTCCATAACTGCCGGCATATTTGTCCGAAATATTATTGGTTGAATGTTTGCCATAATATATTTTATTATTTGCCAAATTTGTTATTTTGTATGTATAATGATATTTTTTATTTTTTTCCATTTTTTATATCTGCCTCCTTTATTTTGCAAAAAGCAATATATTCTATAATTGCTATAGAGGCAAAATTTGACATACCAAATTCATGTTCTGTACAATATAATTTCAACGCCTTATGCGCCTCGTTTGATACTAATAAATTTTTTCCACCCATAATCTTTATTCTCCCATTCTCTTTATTATATATATGGGGCTAATAACTATTTAATTAAAAAATAATTTAATAAGTATAACTATTTAGAACTTTTTCTCATTTTTTTGAAAAAAAACTATTAATTAATATTTATATACACAGGAGAACGTATATGATAAGAAAAATAACCGATTATAAAGGGCTGAAAGATATAGGCGTATATATTGAAGATACAAGGAATGAATATATTCAAGTCTTTGATGTACCAAATATAATTGGCGAAGGCAAACATTCATTTTTAATTGATGTCAATCCAGGCACATTGGAAAAAGATACCCAATTATTAGTAGAATTATTAGATGTAAATGGCGACCCAATATATACTGAAGTACCAAAATATAGAGAAGGTCGTTTAAGAAGGGTATCTATATTTGTTTACGATGATACAATAAATGGCGTTGCTAATCTAACAATTGTTGGAGTTGCAAAGAATGTTCCCAATGATTGGATCGAAACATATAACGTTAGATATACTACAAATATTGTAATAAATAAACCACTTAGGAATACAAGTGCTATAAGATTTTATAATGACCCAACAATGGAGATATCCGAAAAACGTGTGACGTATCTTAGTCGTAGTTTTGTTGATGGCGAAACAACGAACATAATTAGCGGTAGCAAATTAGATGGACTATGAAGTGATAAGGTTAAGCAATATCAATTAACCTTCGGTGACACCGAACTTATATACAATATGGAGGGCGGAACTTTAACCGTTCCTGATTTAAGTTATACTGCAAAGATTGATAACATTATTACAACTGCTAGTGCGTATACCAAAACTCCATATTATAGTAGTGATGCAGAATCTCAAATTATAACTAATTTCAAAGCTCAAGAATATACAATGTCCTATGAAAATGTGCCAACATATCACGCAGCAACTAATTATAAATCATATGCAAATATAGACTTAGGCAATATAAGAACATTTTCCGGAGAAGTATACAGAGTAAAGACCTATCTTAAAAGTCAAGGTGCGTTAGGGCATTCTGATTATACGCTTCTTAATGATTCTGTAGTTGATGGGAAAGAACTTTTGATAGATACAGGTTCACTTGCAGAAAGCACAAGAACAGGATATTTTTATTCTCAAACTACAATCGATAATTGGTGAAATGGAAGTTTGTCGCTAAAGCATAATAGTGGGAAATATATAGATGCAATGTATTTTGAGTCACCATCCTTTAATCATATTTCTTATGTTTCGCAATTACCAGTTTCGGCTGATGGAGAATATAGACTAACATTTTCGCTTTATGGAATTCCTATAACAGAAAATCAAAAATTTGAAATATACATGTCTGGCTCTGGATTTGGCGATAACAAATTTGGTTCGGGAAAATTAATTTATTCAAATACATCTATAGATACTATTAATGAAAAAAATATATCAATACCATTTGTTGCAGACGTTGACGGTTCTGGTTCAATTCGTATTGAAGCACAAGGTGGTAATTACCATGTGTCAAATGTTTCATTAAAAGTAGACCAAGAAATGGGGTTCTCTCCGGATAGATATAATTTAATTGTACCAATGCCTACTTTTGAAACCGATGATGTTTTGAATTTCAAGACAGAGTTTTTTGATTCAAATAATAATATGGCGCCATTTATTTCAAACGTTGAAAATATTAGATTTACTGGCTCAACGATTCCAGGCGAATTCGACCCACCACTTACGGTATATTTGACGTTACCATCATTTGTTGCTCCTGCCTCATCAGTTGGCGAGGTTGATAGTTGGGCAAACTCATCAGGCTCAATGATAGCAACAGTAGAAAAGGTAAACGTTTCAACCGATTCAACGTATAATGTGTTAGGTTCGTCAAGTTTAGGAGTTCTTGGCTCTATTGGGCTACATACTGGTGATTACAATGGAAGTTTAATTGAAGCACTTGACAGCGGAACATTAACATTTGGCGTAGAGTATAGTGGTTCGAATGCAACTATGTCCTACAATATGGCAAAGGCTGTGGCTGGTGCTACTGGTTCTAAGGGCGAAACTCTTTTGTCTGCATATTTGACTAAACAATCTTTTGTAGTTTCTGCCGAAACTGACGGCGAAGTAATTAATTGAGACTTATCTTCTGGGTCATTCATTGTAATGTATGGGTTGGAGAATGTTTCTACCGAAGCAACATATAGTTTATTAGGCTCATCAAGTCTTGACGTTACTGCATATATTGGCCCAGATGGTGTTTACAATGCAAACCTTGCCACGGGCGAAGATACAGGCTCGGTTGATTACGGTGTTGAGTATAGTGGTTCTAGTATTACGATGTCGTATAATATTGCAAAAGCAAGGACGGGTATAAAAGGTATTGATGGAACTGGTGCAAATGCTTTGCAAATTAAACTTTCTGGCGATACTCAAATATTTACATTTTATGATGGAACAAATACTTATTATGGCAATGATACTGGTTCATTTACTTCAAGTAAACAAAATATTACTGGAAGCACCACATGGTCATTTTCTGATGATAATAAAGCCCCAGTTGATACGGCATTTTGGTGGACAGGAAGCGAAGCAATAGATGAAAACGCTACAAGATATGGGGAATTATATGTTGAGGCATTTGGTCCTGACACTCAATCAATTTTTCTTACTGTTGAAGCTAACGGTTATTCTGATAGTTATAGCATAGTTAAATTATACACTGGCGAAATTGGTCCTTCTGGTAGTTTAGATACAGCGTCGATAGACGCAAAAATTTGAGCGACATCATCCTTTGTATCACAAGAAATGTCTTCTAGTTTAAGTTCTTCTATTGAATTATGAGCTGATGAAAAGGGAACTTATTCCACAACCGTTTTGACTAAAAACATTATTGGTGACTACACTCAATCATTGTCTTCTAGTTTAAGTTCTTCTATTGAATTATGAGCTGATGAAAAGGGAACTTATTCCACAACCGTTTTAACTAAAGACATTATTGGAGACTACACTCAATCATTATCTTCTAGTTTAAGTTCTTCTATTGAATTATGAGCTGATGAAAAAGGAACTTATTCCACAACTGATTTAACTAAAGGCATTATTGGTGACTACACTCAATCATTGTCTTCTAGTTTAAGTTCTTCTATTGAATTATGAGCTGATGAAAAGGGAACTTATTCCACA